TCCAATCACGTTGTCAGGTACTTAAAATTGTTCCTCCCTCTAAAAATGATATTGCAAAACACGTTTTCAATATTCTAAAACAAGAGGAAACAGAAATCCAATTAGAGGATCTAAAATTAGTAGTTAATCAGTTTTATCCTGATGTTCGTAAAATACTTAATACCTTACAAATGGGTGCTAATGATGGACAGATAGTTGTCGATAAAACCATATTAGTGTCTAGTAACTACAAAAACCAAATTCTCACCGAGTTGTGCAAACCAAGTCAAAAATCGTTTAATAACATTAGACAAATAATTGCTGATGCTGGTGTAAGTGATTTCGAGGATTTGTTTAGATTTCTATACGATAATGTAGAAAAATATGCTCCATTGAGTGTAGGTGAGGTAGTAATTTTTATCGAAGAATATCAATATCACTCCAACTTTAGAATTGATAAAGAAATCAACACTATGGCTTTGATATCCAGGATCTTGTCATTAATTTCAAGCAAAAGAGTTATATGAAAAAATTTATCCTATTTTTCATAATGTGGGTAGCTAGTAATTTATCTATTCCGTTTTGGGCAGTAGGACATATTCATTTAACAATGAATGTGTATGAGGATATACACGAAATAGTAGCATCATTTGGTATGAATTTATTAGTAGCTGCTGGTTTTTATTTAGAATGGAAAAAACATAAAGAAAATGAACAATAAACAACAACAATTGAACGTCAACATTGACATTAAAAACACTAGACCTGTTGTGTCTGAAGATGGAAATCAAGTATTTGCAGAAGGTGTTATCCTTCGTAAAGTATCTCGTTTTGTAACCGGTACTCAAGAAGATGGAATTATTCCTATTCCCTGTTTTTATGATGTAGCCACAGGTAAGGTATTGGTTGAATTGCTTCCTAAGGAACTTAGAGAGGAATTTGAGGGTGACAATATTTGATTGGATAAAACATATCACAGTAGATAAAAAACCCTGGTCATCTTTCACGGAGGTACAGCAAGAGTCATTCAATTCTTACATGATTCATCGGTTTGTTAGTATGTATGAAGGATACACTGAGGTTGCGAATTACGGCCAAAGAATCCCATATCCTGAGAAAGAAAAAACTTATAAATACTACTGCCATATGTTACCTAAAAAGAATGTCTTCCTCAAGTACGTGAAAAGTTCACGTAAAAAGCCAAGTGAAAAACTATTACATCACATTGCTGACCATTATACTATTTCACTGGGAGAAGCTGAGGATTATATTTATATTCTCAAAAAAGAAGGAGTAGAGATGATTCTTGAAAGAGCAGGTATTGAAGATAAAGAAATAAAAAAGTTATTAAAAGAAATCCAATGACAAAAAATAGTGAAATCTATGGTACTAGAATTTATACTGATATAAACAATACCAATAGAACCATAGAAAAAACAGACTCAATTGTAGATTCAGTTATTGATGAACACATTAAGAGAGCTAAATTAGGTAAAGCAAAGTATAACAATACTTTAGACAGAACAGATTTATCAGTAATAGAGTATTTACAACATGCTAAAGAAGAAGCAATGGATTTAGCTCTGTATCTAGAGAAAACAATCCAAATGTTGCAAGGAAAAAAATAAGTTTTGCCAAAAAAGAAGAAAATACCTTCCATAGTAAAACAAATTCAAAAACACACTCTTAAGGAAATCAATTATTCTACGGAAAAACAGATTTCCTATAGCCAGGTGTCTATGTTTTTGAATTGTCCTCGTAAATGGTCTTTACAGTATAGAGACGGTTATTATCAATCCGAATCCTCTATCCATATGACATTCGGAACTGCTTTACACGAGGCATTACAACACTATATAACAACTATATACGAAGTTAGTGGTGCGGAAGCCGACCGAATTAATTTAGAGGAATACTTTGAAGAACGTTTTAGAGAAACTTACCAAAAAGACTACAAATCAAATAAAAAAGTTCATTTTTCTGATCCTGTTGAAATGAGAGAATTTTATGAAGACGGATTAGAAATTTTAAACTTTGTTAAGAAAAAACGCGGTGGTTATTTTGGTAAGCGAGGTTGGTATTTAGTTGGTTGTGAGGTTCCTTTATTATTGAACCCACATCCTGAATACAAGAATATTTTGTACAAGGGTTATTTGGATGTTGTTTTATATCACGAACCAACCAACACTTTTAAAATTTTAGATATTAAAACCTCTAGAAGTGGATGGGATGACAAAACAAAAAAAGACGAAACAAAACAGCTCCAATTAATCCTTTACAAAAAATTCTACAGCCAACAATTTGGAGTTCCTGAAGACAATATTAGTGTTGAATTCTTTATTGTTAAAAGAAAAATATGGGAAGAATCCCCATTCCCAATCTCCAGAATACAAGAATACAAACCAGCAAGTGGTAAGGTTAAAATGAATAAAGCAACTAATACAATCAATTCATTTATTGAGGAGGTGTTTAATTATGATGGTTCACACAAAAATAAAATATTTGAACCAAACCCTTCATCCCACAATTGTCGTTTCTGTCCTTATAAGAATAATAAGGAGCTTTGTCCATTAGGTGTATCTTCATAGATCCCAATATATTTATATACAACAAATAAATAAAGATTATGACAAATAAAAAAGAAATGACATTAACCTCTGTAAAAGTACAGAGTGGATTGTTTGAAGAATTTAAAGTTGCTACAGTTCGTTACAAGTTTTCTCTTCAAAAATTGACCGAAAGATCTATTCACCTTTATCTCACAGATGAAGATTTTAGAAAAAAATTACACTCACACACAAACACAGAGTTTGAACAAAACGACTAATTAAATTTGGTTTTTACAAGAAAAAAAGTTATATTAAAACATATATGAATTCAAGTTTTGCTTATTTGCCTCCTGACAAAAGGAAAAAGATTATGCTTATTTGTGATGATATTCGAGTTCACTCGGGTATAGCAACAGTAGGTAGAGAAGTAGTTATTCACACAGCCCAACATTTTAATTGGGTTAACATTGGAGGAGCCATCCAACATCCTGAAATGGGAAAACGTTTGGATCTTTCTCAATCAACAAACGATACAACTGGATTGAAAGATTCATCTGTAATAATGTATCCTGTTCATGATTATGGAAATCCTGATCTTTTAAGACAATTAATTCAGATTGAAAAACCTGATGCAATAATGTTGATTACTGATCCTCGTTATTTTGTTTGGTTATTTTCAATGGAAAATGAAATTAGAAAACATATTCCAATTACTTACCTTAATATTTGGGATGATTACCCAGCTCCTCACTACAATAAAGCTTTTTATGAAGCATGTGATTTGTTGATGGGAATTTCAAAACAAACAGTAAATATCAATAAATTGGTTTTGAGAGAAAAAGCAGCCAATAAAATCATTAAATATGTTCCTCATGGTTTGAACCACGAAATTTTTAAACCAATTGACAAAAACGATTCTAAATTAAAAGAATTTAAGAAAACCTTATTCAAAGGTAAAGAATATGATTTTGCTCTATTGTTTAACTCTAGAAACATTAGAAGAAAACAAATTCCAGATACCATTTTATCTTACAAATACTTTATTGATTCTCTTCCAGTTGAAAAAGCTAAAAAATGTGCTTTAGTTCTTCATACAGAACGTGTAAGTGATCATGGTACTGATTTGGATGCTGTTATTGAATTGCTTTGTAATGATGAAAAATACAATATTATCTTTACAGATGCAAAATACGATCCAATATCAATGAATTTACTTTACAATAGTACTGATTGTCAAATCCTTTTGACCTCAAACGAAGGTTGGGGATTGAGTTTGACAGAGGCTATTTTGTGTGGTAATCCTATTATTGCAAACACAACAGGTGGTATGCAAGACCAAATGAGATTTGAAGATGAAAATGGAAATTGGTTTACACCATCAGCAAAAATCCCTTCTAACCATAGAGGTACTTACAAAAAACATGGTGAATGGGCATTTCCAGTTTATCCAGCAACACGTACTCTTGTAGGTTCACCTCCCACTCCTTACATTTGGGACGACCTTTGTAAAGCAGAAGATGCAGCTCAACGTATTATGGAAGTTTACAATTTAACTCCTGAAGAACGTAAAGCTAAAGGTTTAAAAGGTAGAGAATGGGCAATTGGAGAAGAAGCAGGTTTTACAGGAGAAATCCAAGGTAAAAGAGTAATAGAGGCTTTTGACGAATTGTTTACCACCTGGAAATCAAGAGAAAAATATGAATTGATAAACACAAATCAAGTAGAAGATAGAACCTTAAACCACGAATTATTATATTAAAATGAAACCGTTATTTGTAATTAGTTGCCCTTACGATACATACAGTGGCTATGGAAGCCGCAGTCGCGATTTGGTTAAAGCCATTATTGAAACAGACAAATATGAAGTTAAATTGATGTCTCAAAGATGGGGAAATACACCTTTTGGATTCTGCAAAGACAATCCTGAATGGACATTTTTATCAAGTCATAACCTACCTAACAATCAGTTGACTCAACAACCTGAAATTTGGATGCAGATTACTGTTCCAAATGAATTCCAACCAGTAGGAAAATTTAGTATTGGTTGTACAGCAGGTATTGAAAGTACAGTTGCTCCTGGTGATTGGATTGAGGGAATAAATAGAATGAATCTGACTTTAGTTTCGTCTGAATTTTCTAAAAAAGTGTTATTGGATTCCAAGTTTGAAAAAAGAAACAAACAAACCAATGCTTTAGAAGCTCATGTTCAAATTGAAAAACCACTTGAAGTATTGTTTGAAGGAGCCAATACAGACATTTATAAAGTGATTGAATCACACCAGATTAAAAATATTGATTTGGATTCAATTAAAGAATCATTTGCTTACTTGTTTGTAGGTCACTGGATGGAAGGTGATTTGGGAGAAGATAGAAAAAATGTAGGATTGCTAGTTAAAGCATTCTATGAAACATTTAAAAACAAACCTAAAAAACCAGCTTTGATTCTAAAATCAGCTCAAGTAGGTGCCTCTTATGTTGATAGAGAAAGTATTTTAAATAAAATTAAACAAGTTCGTAAAACAGTAAATTCAAACGATCTTCCAAATATCTATCTTTTACATGGTGAATTTTCGGATGAGGAAATAAATGAACTTTACAACCATCCAAAAGTAAAAGCAATGGTTAGTTTGACTAAAGGAGAAGGATATGGTCGCCCATTACTTGAATTTACTTTAGTTAAAAAACCTCTAATATGTTCAGGTTGGTCAGGACAAATGGACTTTTTGAATCCTGAATTTACTAGTTTGCTAGGAGGTACTTTAACCCCTGTTCACCCAAGTACCAAAAACCAGTTTTTGATTGAAGGTTCTCAGTGGTTCTCTCCTGATCATGGTCAAATAGGTTTTTATTTGAAAGATGTTTTTGAAAACTACAAAAACTATACTGAAAAAGCAAAACGTCAAGCTTACAAATCAAAAACAGAATTTAACTGGGGTAAAATGAAGGAAAAGGTAGATGAATTATTTACTCAATATATTCCTGAATTTCCAAAACAAGTAGAATTGAAATTACCTAAATTGAATAAAGTAGAGTTACCTCAATTAAAGAAAATAGAATTACCAAAACTTAAAACATTAAAAACCAATGGATAATTTAGTAATATGTAACCACTGTGGCTCAGATGCTTGTTATGTGGATGAAGTAAACCAGGACATTAAAACTTATTTCTGTTATGGATGTGGTTTCCAAACCAACTCATTAATGAAAGAAGGTGAAACCTTTTATGAAGAACAAATTTCCGTTTTACCTGAACTTTATAAAGATTTATTCTTTAAAGATGAAAATGGAAATATTTGGATGCCAACTACAGTAAATATTCCTACTCAAGGAATGATATTTGCAAATGGTCCTTCCAAAGAAGATTGGGGATGGGCAGCAGTTAAAGCTGTTGAAGTAACAGAAGAAGAAAAAACAAAATACCCAATCCCAGGTAAACAAGGAGAATTTTATGAGTGGAGAATGGATATGACTACTCTCCAAATGTTCCCTGAACGTGAGTTTATGGATGCTCTTTCATACATTGGGGTATTACCAGAATGATTAGTTTAGCAATTACAGTTTGTAACGAGCATCAAGAATTAGAAACACTATTAACTTATCTATCCGATAGAGCTTTATCTCCTGAATATGAAATAGTGGTTCAAATAGATAAAGACAATCACACCGATGAAGTATTGAGTGTTATTGTTAATAGAGGAATAAAACATTGGTTTTATTCTTTAAATAAAGATTTTGCCAGTTACAAAAATGAATTAGCAAAACACTGTTCAGGAGAATATATCTTCCAAATCGATGCTGATGAAATTCCAGCAATAGAATTACTTGATATGCTTCCAAACATATTAGAAAGTAATTCTGAAGTGGATGTATACTTAGTTCCTCGGATTAATACCGTAAGTGGTATCACCGAGGAACACATCCTGAAATGGGGTTGGAAATATGAAAATGAAAGAGTAAATTTTCCTGATTACCAATGGAGAATTTATAGAAATTCTCCTTCAATAAAATGGATAAATAAAGTTCACGAGAAGTTGGATGGTTATAAACTTTTTAGTACATTACCACCACAGGATGAATTCTGTTTATTACACCCAAAAACAATAGAAAAACAAGAAAAACAAAACCAGTTTTATAATACATTGTGAAAATAAAAGCAGCTCATTTTGATAAAAATGTATTTGAAGATAAATTAAAATATTTATCTCATTTAGATTTTTCTTTATTTATTGATACCCCTCCTCAATCCCAAGATGAATTATCCCCAATAAACATCATCTCATTCCAGGAACCAAATGAATATTTTGGTCTTCATGATTGGACTATTCAAAATAAAGACCTATTTCAAATTATTTTAACTCAAAGTGATAAAGTATTAAATAATTGTGATAATGCTGTTTATCAACCTTTTGGACATACTTGGTTACAACCAAATCAATATGAAAAAAAACATAATAAAGAATTTAAAATATCTCATCTTCAAGGTAAGTTACTTAAAACATATGGTCATTCTTTAAGACATGAAGTAACAGCTAGGAAAAATGAATTTAGTATTCCTACTAAATTTTATGAAACATATGGAGACAGAAATAATATTGAAGATGCTCGTTTAGGTAAAGAATTTATTTTTGGAGATTCTCAATTTGGAGTGGTAATTGAAAATACATCTCATAGAGGTTATTTTACTGAAAAAATATTAGATTGTTTATTATTGAAAACAATTCCTTTATATTGGGGTTGCTCAAACATAGGTGATTATTTTGATATAGACGGTATTATACCGTTTAATAATGTAGATGATTTAATTTACATATCAAATAATTTAACTGAAGAATTTTATGAATCTAAAAAAGAAATAATTAATAAAAATCGGAAATTGGCTTTAGAGTATGTACATTACGAACAAAATATAGTCAACACAATTACAAACATTTTTAAACACAATAATATAATATGAAAAAAATATGGTATGCTCCAAATAAGTTTGAATCTTATGGAGAAGAAGAAATTCAAGCAGTTGTAGATTGCTTAAGAGATGGTTGGTTAGCAGGATTTGGACCTCGTTCAATTGAATTTGAAGAAAAAATTGCTAAACATTTTGGTAAAAAATATGGTATTTTTGTAAACTCAGGCTCGTCAGCTTGTTTATTAGCATTAGCTTGTTTACAATTAGCAAAAGGAACAAAAGTTATTACACCAGCATGTACATTTTCAACAACATTAGCTCCAATTATACAATTAGGATTAACTCCAGTGTTTGTAGATGTTGATTTAGATACTTATGTGATCAATGTAGAAGAAGTATTAGCCGCAATAACAGAAGATGTAAAGGTTCTTATGATTCCTAATTTAATAGGAAATAAACCAGATTGGAAATCATTAAAAGAAGGTTTAGTTGCTATGGGTAGAGAAGATATTATATTAATTGAAGATTCAGCAGATACGGTAACTCATACACCTGAAACAGATATTGCTACTACAAGTTTTTATGCAAGTCATGTTATTACAGCAGGTGGTAGTGGAGGTATGGTAATGTTTAATGATGAAAAATTACGTAATGTTACTTTACAATTTAGAGATTGGGGTAGAATGGGTGATAACTCGGAGATTATGGCTGATAGATTTAATCATAGTGTTGACGGTATTCCATATGATCATAAATTTCTTTATGGTGTATTAGGTTATAACTTTAAATCCTCAGAAATGAATGCTGCTTTTGGGTTAGTTCAATTAGAGCGTTTTAAAATATTTGAAGGTATAAGAAGAGCTAATATTGAAAGATATATTGAAAATTTAAAAGGAGTAGGTGATCTTATAATACCTGATGATAGTATTAAACCTAATTGGTTAGCAATTCCTTTACAAACAGAAAAACGTTTTGAATTACTTAATTTTTTAGAAAGTAATAACATTCAAACAAGAGTAACTTTTGCAGGTAATGTAACACGTCATCCTGTTTATAGAGAATATTTACAAGAGTTTAAGAACTCAGATACAATCATGAAAAACGGATTCTTACTTGGTGCTCATCATGGTATGAATATTGATGATGTAGATTATGTGTGTGATAAAATTAAAGAATTTTATAATAAATGAAAAAAGTAGTATATATAACAGGATGTTTAGGTTTTATAGGTTCTTATGTTACACGTAAGTGTTTAGATAGAGGTTGGTATGTTAAGGGAATAGATAAACTCACATATGCTGCTAATAAAGATTTATTAAATGAATTTAAAACATATTTTAATTTTTCATTTGTACATTGTGATATTAATGATTTAAAATTCTTGTATGATTGTGATTATGTTATTAATACAGCTGCAGAAACTCATGTTGGTAATAGTATTGTAAGTAGTGTTGAATTTGTTAAGTCTAATATAGATGGTGTTCATAATTTATTAGAATTAATAAAAAACCACAGAGGAGAAAATGCAAAAAAACCAACATTAATACATTTTAGTACTGATGAAGTTTATGGAGATATAAGTGAAGGAGCTCATAAGGAAACTGACATGTTAAAACCAAGCAATCCTTATTCAGCTACAAAGGCAGCTGCAGATATGCTTGTAATGGCATGGGGAAGAACACATAATATACCTTATATGATTATTAGACCAACTAATAATTATGGTATTGGCCAGTATGTAGAAAAACTTATTCCAAAAGCAGTTAAGTGTCTTAATCTTAACCGACCTATTCCATTACATAATAATGGCACACCCTATAGAAACTGGTTACATGCAGATGACACTGCTGAAGCAGTCATCACTCTAGTCAACTATGGTAATGTAGGTGAAATATATAACGTGGCTGGAGGGTTTGAACAATCTAATTATGACACTGTTCAAAAGATAATAGATGTTTACCATACAAAAACTAACCCAGCTGATGTTATGCCAATTGATTGGTATTTAGATTTGTCTTGTAAGAGAGTTGGTCAAGATGTGCGATATGCTTTAGATGATAGTAAAATAAGATCTTTAGGTTGGTCACCAAAAAAGTTGTTTAACCAAGAAATAAATGGTATAGTTAATTATTATAAAGATAAATTTATATGGTAAAAAAATTAATAAAATGAATATAAGAGAAAACAAATGCGTAAAAATCCTAACAGACCTTATTGAGAATGAGGGGTTGGTAGGTGTAAAAACAAGTTTTGAAGATGAAGGAGCCTTATTTAACGAAACTATTCGTCTTAAAGAGGTTTGTAATCAAGCCAAGACAAAAGTAACATTAAAAATTGGTGGTCCTGAAGCAATTCGAGATTTAAAGGATTCAACTATAATTGGTGTAAAAGGTTTAGTAGCTCCTATGGTAGAATCTGAGTTTGGTTTAAAGAAATTTATACAAGCAACTGAAATACATATTCCTGAGGATGTATTATCATCAATACAACTTAATGTAAACATAGAAACAATTACAGCTGTTAATAATGCTAATAAAATGTTAGATGCACAAGAAGTAAGTAAATTATATGGTGTAACTGTAGGTAGAGTTGATTTAGTTTCATCAATGGGAAAAGACAGAAAATATGTAGATAGTGAAGAAATTTACCAAATGGCAAAATCAGTATTTAGTAAAGCTAAATCAAAAGGTTTAAAAGCTTGCTTAGGTGGTGCTATATCTGTTGAATCATTAGATTTTCTTAAGAAACTACACTCAGAAGGTCTTTTAGATAAATTTGAAACACGATATGCTATGTTTGATCCTTCAATTACTTTAAAAAATCTTTCTAGAGCTTTATATAAAGCACAAATGTTTGAATATGAGTGGTTAATGGCTAAACATGAACAATACACTACAGCAGCAAATCAAGACATAAAGCGTATTCAAATGATTCAAGATAGAATTAATCAATCCATTTCATTTAAATAATGAGAGTTTTAATTACTGGAGGATCAAGAGGTATTGGTCAGGCAATTACTAAAGAATTTGAAAAACATGGTCATGTAGTTTACAGACCAACTAGAGAAGACATCGACCTAACAAAGTCGGTGTCTTTAAAGTTTATAGAATTTGATATAATAATCAACAATGCTGGAATCAACCCACTTAAATCTGTTACTGATATATCAGACGATGATGTAATGAGAGTTAATTACTTAGCACCTTTAAGTATTATACAGCAATGTCTACCGTTTATGATTAAACAAAACTATGGAAGAATTGTTAACATAGGTAGTATATGGATTGATACAGCAAAACCCAATAGATTAGCATATAGTGCAAGTAAAAGTGCTTTACATGCTTTAACAAAAGCAGTAACTGCAGAATATGCACAGCATAATATATTAGCAAACACAGTTTCTCCAGGGTTTATATTAACAGACTTAACACGTCAAAATAACACAGCACAGGAAATAGAAGTACTTCGAGAAAAGATTCCTGCAAAACGATTAGGAGTACCTGAAGAAATTGCAAAATTAGTTTACATACTAACTGTTGATAATGGATACATTGCAGGTCAAAACATAATAATAGATGGAGGTTTTTCATGTACAACATATTAAATATAAAATCTAAAATATCAGACTATCAATTAGGTTTTGTTGATAGTATTCAAGAAATTGAACAATATATTGATCAACCTAATACAATTATATTCATTGATAATAATGTAAATAAATTATATCCATCATTACAGCGAGATAATAATATTGTTTTAATAAGTACTGAGGCTATTAAAAGTTATACAGGTATAGCTACAGTGTTACAAAGTTTAACTGAACAAAGAGCTAATATACAAACTAAATTAGTTGTAATTGGTGGAGGTATACTTCAAGATTTAGTTGGTTTTTGTGCTTCTATATATTGTAGAGGAATTGAGTACACACTTATTCCTACAACATTATTAGCTCAAACAGATAGTTGTATTGGAGGTAAAACTTCAATTAACTTTGAAGGTAAAAAAAATATATTAGGTACATTTTATCCACCTACTGAAATTGTAATTTATCCTAAATTTATAGATACATTATCTAAAGCAGATTACTATAGTGGTGTTGGTGAGATTTATAAATTTTATATCCTACAAAACAAAATAAATCAGCTAGATTTACATGATATTAATAATATGATTCTAGATAGTTTAAAATATAAAATTGATATATTGTCACATGATGAATTTGATAAAGGTGAAAGACGATTTCTTAATTATGGACATACATTTGGTCATGCCTTAGAAACCTCTTCAGAAAATCAACTCCCACATGGGTTAGCTGTGATTTTTGGTTGTATGATTGCAACTCGCATTGCACAATCATTAGGTCATATAGTTGAACACTTTGATCAAATTATTAATATAGGTGTGATATTGTTTAGAGCTAGTAATGTAACAATCGAATCTAAGTGGTTCGATTTTGATACTTTACTTGATATCACAAAATCTGATAAAAAAAGTACAGGAAAACTTACAATGGTGTTAGTAGATAACAAACCCTTTTTAGAAAATGTAGAAAATATGAGTATAGTTAAAGAAGCATTAAAATCAACTTATGAGAGTATCTGATTACGTAATTCAATTTTTAAGAGATAAATATAGTATTGACACAATATTTACTGTGTCAGGTGGTGGATGTATTTTTTTAATCGATTCTTTAGGACATACTGAAGGAGTTAATTATATGGCTACTCACCATGAACAAGCAGCCGCCATTGCAGCTGAAGGTTATGCTCGAATAAATAATAAATTAGGAGCTTGTATAGTAACAAGTGGCCCAGGTGGAACAAATGCACTAACAGGAACATTATGTAGTTGGTTAGATTCAATTCCTGTTATATTCATTAGTGGACAAGTAAATAAAGAAATGTCTACAAACTATACAAGATCACCATTAAGACAATTAGGTGATCAAGAATTTGATATAGTTAAATCTGTTCAACATATGACTAAATATGCTGTACAAGTAAATGATCCTTCTGAAGTGAAATATCATCTTGAGAAAGCCTGTAAATTAGCAGTATCAGGAAGACCAGGACCAGTTTGGATTGATATTCCTTTAAATGTTCAATCTGCAAATATTGAACCTGATCAGCTACAAGGATTTAATACTTTAAACACAACACTACCTCTAAATAATTTAGAATTTGAAATATTAGTTGAAAAGTGGAAACAAGCTAAAAAACCACTTATGATAGTAGGTAATGGAGTTAGATTGAGTGGAGGTGTTAACGAATTACATCAAATATTAAACAATACAAGAATTCCTACAATAACCGCTGTGAATGGTAATGATATAGTTAATTCTGATTACTCTCAGTACTATGGTCGATTTGGTACACATGCACAAATATGTGCTAATAATCTATTAAGCGAATGTGATTTTTTACTCACAGTTGGTAGTCGATTATATGTTAGACAAACGGGTTATAACTTTGAAGGATTTGCTAAGCAAGCTTATAAGGTACATATTGATGTTGATAGAGACGAACTTGATAAACCAACTTTATTTACCGATTTAAAGATACATAGTGATGCAAAATTGTTTTTACAAAAACTTAGTCAATTTAATTTACCATTAACACAACAAGATTGGATAAATCAATGTGATGAACATAATAAAGCACCTAAAGTTTTACAAAGACACAGAGATAAGGTAGATTATACAAGTCATTATGCTTTTATTGAAGAATTATCTAAGTTAATACCAGAAGATCATCATATTATTACAAGTGATGGATCAGCTAACGTAGTAACTATGCAAGTAATGGAGTTAAAAGGTAATCAAAGATTAATAACAAATACTGGTTGCGCTCCAATGGGATATGGTTTACCAGCAGCATTAGGAGCAGCAACACATCATAAAATAGTATGTTTAGAAGGAGATGGTAGCTTACATCTTAATATACATGAACTTCAAACTATGAAACATTATAATCTACCAATTAAATTAATAGTACTAAATAACGATGGTTATCTTTCTATTAAAGTGTCTCAAAAAACATTTTTTAATGGTAATTATGTTGCATCAGAAAAAAATAGTGGAGTATCATTTCCTAATTATGAAAAACTAATTAAAGCATATGACTTACCTTATTTCAGCATTAAGAATAATGGAGACATACACCCAACCTTAGAAGAGTTTTTATCTTATGAAGGTCCTTGTGTTTGTGAAGTATTTACAGATCCTGAAGAATTTCATGAACCTAAGGTTGTAGCTAAGTTAGGTGAAGACGGTAAATTCATTCCAGGAGAATTAAAAAATATTCAATGGATAGAATAAGTATACTAATTACTGGTGGAAATGGTTATATTGCTCAAAGTTTATATAAAACTTTAAATAGTAAATATAATATTACTTTAATTACTAGAAATGATTTTGATTTAAATAGTGAAAAACAAACAACTGATTATTTTAAGGATAAATTTTTTGATTTTGTTATTCATACGGCTATAATTGGTGGTAGTAGATTAAAAGATGAAGATGAGTCTGTAATTGAAAGTAATCTTAAAATGTATCAAAACTTACTTAATAATCGTAGTAATTATGGTAAGTTTATAAGTTTTGGTTCTGGTGCTGAGCTTAATAATCCAACAACTCCATATGGTAAAAGCAAAAAAATAATAGCTGATTCAATGTTACAACAAGAAGGATTTCTTAATGTTAGAATATTTGCTGTGTTTGATGAACATGAATTAGATACAAGGTTTATTAAAGCAAATATAAAAAGATATATAAACAACCAACCTATTGTTGTACATGAAGATAAATTTATGGATTTTTTTTATATGAAAGATTTTATTAATATTATAGATTATTTTTTACAAATTAAAAATTGGGATATAAAAGAGATAGATTGTACTTATTTACAATCTTATAAACTATCTGAAATTGCAGAAATAATTAATCAACTTAATAATTATAAAGTATCAATAGAATTTGGAAATACAATAAAAAATTCGTATGTTGGTAAGTATAAAGAATTACCTATTAATTATATAGGTCTTAAACAAGGAATTAAAAATGTATATAATAAATTAAAAAATGAATATTAAAATAATATATCATATAATGCCTTGGGAAATAGATTATGC